CAGCCAAATCCCGCGGTCGCTTCACCAGATCATCATTCATCACACGTTCCTCAGCTTGATCACGTTCGCCGCTCCGTCTGCCCTATCACGGGCATAGCGGGTGGTCATGTCGATGCTGGCATGTCCTGCCGCATCACGTAGCAAGGTCGGGTCTGCGCCCAGGCGCTTGGCCTCGGTGATCGCACCTGCCCGCACGTCGCGAACCTGCAACTCCTTCGGCAGATCGAGCGCGTCACGCAGCCGGCGCCATGCGATATGCCATCCGTCGCGGGTATAGGGTTCACCGTGGGTGTTCAGGATGATGGGGCCAGTCCTGCGATCGGCTGGCGTCTGCAACAGCGCCTCGCGGATCTTCGGCGTGATCGGATAGACGGCGGGTTCCGGCATGGACCGCTTCGTCTTGCTGATCACCTTGGCGAAGGACTGCATGTCGGGTGCAATCATGTCCCACGTAAGGCCGTCCTGCCACCGCTTGCCGTTCCGAGCGATGCCGCCCGCTCCATGGGGGTCTGACAGCCATTGTCCGCGCACGTCAACGGCTCTGAGGGCATATGTCCACTGGAACAGCAGGCCGGTTGCGAAGCCCGTCAGATCGCGTCTCTGCGCCTCTGCGATGATGGCCTCGATCTGGTCGCGTGTCGGAGCTGCGGTGCGGGCGGGCGATCCGTCGAACCGGAACTGCCCGATTGCCGCCTCTGCCTTGTCCGCGCCGGTTACGCCGATGGCCTTGCCGTAGCGGGCGAGGGTGCGCAGCATGGCGAACATGCGGGCCATGTTGTCCTGCGATCGGCCCTTGTCCTTCATCGCGGCCAGAATGTCGGACGCGAGAACGTAGGTCATTGCGCTGATCTGGGCCTTGCCGATGATCTGATCCCATCGGTCGAGAAAGTGATCATACATCGCGCGGGTGTTCGCCTTGACCTTGCAGTAGCGCGCGTGGGGATCCGACTTCCATTTGCGGATCAGCCAGCCCCATGTGCCGATGCTCGTGTCCAGCCCGAACGGGTTATCGACGCCGAAATGATGGAGCATCTGCTTTGTGTGTTCCCGGCATTCCTTGGCGCGGATCAGGTCTTTGCCGTCGCCTTCCTTGCCGGTCAGGCGGATGCGGGCAGGTTCATAGCCCATACGCTGATATTTGCGCGGCGCGGTCCAGTAGAAGTTGTCTCGGCTCGGCACCTTGCCCGGTGCGTAGAGCGGGTCATCCTCGGTCCAAAGGTCATCCTTAAATCGCATCGAAGTTCACTCCCTGTGATTCGGAAGTCTCGATCGTATCACGGGCCGGCACGGTTTCTTGCTGTTCGATCCAGCGATCAACATCGGCCTTGATGTAGTGCCCGGTGATTTCGTTGGGCTTGGGGAAGCCTCTGCGCAAGAGTCGGGGCTTCTTCCTGTAGAAACTGTCGCGCGTCATCCCGAGGCGCGTTGCGGCCCACAGTGACGACCCGAAGGCGCTGGCTGGATCGAACGTGCGGTCAGGCTCAAGAGGCGCGCGGCGGGTCATTTCACATTCCTTCCCACAGATAGATTTGCGCTTCGTCCGTGACCCATTCGTCAAGGTCGAGTTCGGGCGGAACGGCGATATACCCATCCGGCGGATATATCGTCAGGGTTTCTTCGCGGCGCCCTGAGTGATAGCCCCAACGCATTCCGAACCGCACCTCGATTCCGTCGAAGGTCAGGACAAATTCGTCGTCCTGATTGTGGACGGGCCGATTGGCGAAAGTCACCGTGGCCACAGCATTCGGCGCGGTTGGCTCGTGGATTTCGACGTAGGACGTTTCTCCGACGCCATGCCATTCGCGGATTGTCTCGGCGCTGGCAGGGCTGGCGAATAGGGCGAGGGCGATGATGCGGGTCATTGGCTAGGCTCCCCATTCGAACAGATCGCCCGCGAGGGCTGTTTGGTCGCCGCGTTCATTTCCTCGGTTGTCTGCACCGGGGATCGGGCCATGATGTCGCGAAGGGCTGCTTCGGTGGCAGTCATGTGCTGTTCCTCTCTTTCAGAACACTGGAATTTTCCGGCCATGCCTGCCCGTAAATGTGCGTTTCTGGGTTCCAAGGGCGATGCGTGATGATTTCGGCAAGTCTGGTGATTTCATCCTGCCAACGAATATTTCCGAGAAAAGCCGACCGATCGAAGGTGTCCTTGACCCACAGCATCCAACTTTCCGGATCTCCGATATATTTGCCGCATTGGTTTTCCCAGCCGTTGCGCTGCACCTCAATTGTCACTTGGCTGTATGTCCGGCCGCCTTCTTCTTCGACATTTAATTTCAGCGACCAATGCTTGTTCGGTTGGCGTTCGGATTGCCGCCACTTGAAGTCGCAAGATGATAGCCATTCGTCGGAAATTCTGGTGCGCGTCATGTGTCGGCCTCGTCACCAAGGGCGGCGCGGGGCGATACGACGCCGTTGACTTGATCACCTTCGACCAGCAGCCGAAAGATCATTGCGATTGCCTGAACAGCCTCCCCTTCTAACGCCTGCCAAGTGGATCGCCCCTCTGCATAGTGAACGGAAGCCCGCACGACTTCCCCCGCCTCTTCGGCAACTTTCAAAGTGACATAGTTGGGCTGTGGGAATTTCACTCTGGCAGCATCTGCCGCCTGCTCTGCCCTCTGGAAGATGCCCGCTAGGTAAGGGTCGCGTCGATAATCATTCAACGCCGCTTCCAGCCTATCCGCACGGGCGCGCTCGGCTTCGAGGAGGACTTCGGGAACGTAGGGCGTCACGGGCAATCCGAGTTGGCCAATCGTTGATGCGTCCGAAATTAGCCGTCCGTATTCTTGGGCCGTGTCGGGGTGGGCAATCCACAGCTGTTCCGGTGCGTCAGTCATCCCGTCCCTCCTGTGCTTTGCGGAAGGCGGCGAGGGCGGCGGCAATACGACGCGGAGCGTCACTATCTATTGCATTCGCCAATTCCTCAGCCGCCTCAATCACCTTGGCATCCGCGATAAGGTCAACGCGGACGTATTCGGCCCCCTTGCCGGGGAATGCGTCTCTATCGACAAGGTAGAAGTCATCGTCGCGCTTCTGACGATAGACGGGTGAAATGCTGATGCGCTCGGGATAGTCAGTCATATTCATAACCCTTTCGCTCTAGCCCGTGCCAAATTCCGTAAAGCACCCAATCGTCATAGCCGGTGCGAAGGCCAAAGACGCCCATGCCAACGGAATAGTGGCGCTCGACTTTCCATTTCAGTGCGACAGATCGAATGTGACGGATAACAGGCAGGCGCTTCCACCACGGGGCAGCTGGCATCTCCCAGCGGTTTGCATTCTGGTCTTTGAGCCATTCGGTGTGGTCAGTCATTCGTCATCCTCCTTTTCCGGCACTGTCTCGCCCAGATCGGTCAGGGCATCCCACAGCGCGGCGCGGGCCTCGTCTTGGTCAAGATCGGGGTGCTCTTCGCGGTAATCGTGCAGGACGTTGTTCAGCAGCACGTTCAAGCGGGTCTGGTGGCTGGCGATCATCCGTAAATCCCCTTCACGATCACGAACAACGCCACGGCGAAGATGATGCCGATCCAGCAGGCGCGGCGCACCATCCGGTCAATCTCGGCGGCGTGGTGGTCGGTCCACATTTCGGTAAAGCGGGGGTCAGGCATCGTCGTTTCTCCTTACGGTCGTTCCGTCCAGCTTGCGTTTGAGCCAATGGCCCTTGCTGCCGGGGATGGTGGATTTGGGCCGGTGCGCGCCGGTGTGCTTCCGGGCTACGCGCTTGGCCTTGGCGATCTGGGGCACGTCCTTCTTGGCGGTTTTCGCGCCGTGGCAGGCGTGGCAAAGGACGGCGCAGTTTTCGAGCGTCGGTTCCCCGCCAAGTGCATCCGGGATTATGTGGTCATAGTGGAACCGGCCCACGGACAAGACGGCGGTGCATTCCTCGCAATGGTTGGCAGCCCGCTCGAATGCGGCGACCTTGACCTTGGCGGAAAATTCGCGGCGGCGGCTCATGCGCTTGCCCTTTCGTCGGGGTGAGGTTCGGACCACGCAACGCCATGTTCGTCGCCATAGGCCATCATGTGCGTGATCAGGTCGGCCATCTGGCCCTTGGTCAGCTTCGATGTGCGCCAGCCCACGGGGAACGGTTCGCCGTTCAATCCCATCTGGAACGCGACCTCGAACCCGGCGGCGTGCATGAACAGAGACTTCCACGTTTCCGGCGGGTGATGGCGCCCTTCCGGGCAGGCGCGGGATATGTCGGACAACATGGCCCACATGCGGGAGTTCTGGTCGAGCGTCCGCTTGGGCTTGGAGATGGTGACGACACACCCGGCGGGGGCATCGTTCACCAGTCGGCGGGCCAGTGCGCGCTGATTAGGGCCGTGCAGGATGATGGTCTGAGCCATCAATACGCCTCCTGCTCGATCCACACGCGCAGCCCATCGGCGTTGGCTACGGCCTTGTGTTCCTTCCGGGCGTAGTCATCCAAGAACGCGGTGATTGCGTCCTTGTCGTTCTTCGCGATCCAGTGAAGGAAGGCCCGGTAATCATCGATCTCATACCGGGTGACCTTGCGCAGTCCCTTCACCTGATCCTTCTTCGCAGCCTGGGCGGCTTTCTCGGCCTCGATGGCAGCCTGCTTTGCGGCCTCGGCCTCGCGCTGCGCTTCCAGATCGGACGCGGCGGCGGCGCGGGCCTTTTCCTCGGCTTCGGGACGTGCCTTGTTCGCGGCTTCCCATGCGGCCTTTTCAGCGGCGCGCTTCTGTTCTGCCAGCTTGCGCTTGAAGGCGTCGACCGTGGCGACCAACGCGCTCTCGATCCGCTTGGCGTCCTCAATGGTCGGCTTCCACCGGGCAAGTTCTGCCTTGTATGCGTCGTGCAGAGGCGCGGTCGCGGATTTCTGCCCGCGTTCGAGATCCAGCCGGAATTGCCGCATCGCCTTGCGCAGTTCGTCCACGGCTTTCATCTGGCCTTCGTTCTCGACGGGTTCACCGTCTAACCAGTTCTCGGCCTCTGACCGCTGGTCATCATAGGCGGCGGTGATTTCGTCGATCGGGTCTGGCGGGTTGTTGTGGCCTGCGGGGGGCGTTCCATCGTGCATCGTGGTCTCCTCAGAACATGCGGTCGATGATTTCGGTGAGATATGCGGAGTTGACCCGTTCGGGGTCGCGTTCCTTGATCTTTTCGATAACCTCCGCAAAGTAGGCCACGTCCACGCCGGTAAGTTGTTCTTCAAGAACGGCATGATCTTTCATGTCCAACTCGGAAACTTGCATCGCCATTTTGAGGAATTGCCCTGCGTTGATTCTCCAACCGCGCTTAACAAATTTCCGGGTGCGGATAATCGAGCAAAGAGGATACTGTGAGCCGTTGTAGACAAGTGTTCGGCTCAATAGTGCTTCAAGAGCATCGGGCCGAAGCGTCAGCTTGCTTTCGCCGCTTTCCCAGTAATTCATGCAATGAACAAAATCATAGCTTTCATGGATTTCGTCGGGGTCGCCATAGAACCGAAGGATTAACTGGATTTTGCCGCGCAGGCTGATGGCGTTCGTGCTGAGGAATGTGGGGGCATATTTTGGCCCATCATCCTCCATGATCAGCTTTGCATCGTCATCAATGTCTTTCACGTCGCTGAGCGGATCAAATGCCTCGGACACGTATTCTCCAGCATCGTGATCGTTCTGGATTCCCTCAAAATACTGATACTCCTTCTCCTGACCATCTCCGGCCACGCCGGCCGATTTGACCACGATCCGAACGCGGTCTTTGCCTTTTGTGTCCTTCACCTCTTCAACGAAGATCTTGACCGGAACACCGCCCTGAGCCTTGCGCTGCGCCTCGAACTGCTTGACGTAATAATCCGCGACCCGACGAACCGTGCTCTTGGTGCGAAAGTAGATATCAAAATCGTTGACCTCTTCTCCCAAAAGCATCGACGCGATTGATCCTCCTGTGACAATGGCCTCCTTCGCGCAGGCTTTACGCAAATCTTCGTCCTCGATGGTTTCCAGCCATGCGTTGACTTTGTTGCGCAGAATGCTCTTGATGGTCTTAGATTTCAGGCCGTGCTTGTCGCCGTGGTTTTCCATGTTCCTGCTCCTAGTAAGGGATTTCGTCCCCGCCAAGGTCATCGGCGGGCGCGGTGTCGAGTTGCATCTTGCGGGTGTCCTTGGCTTGCGTGACCTTCGCCACGCCCTGCACATCGCGGGGCAGTTCGGACCAGATGGCACGAAGCTGTTCGATGCTTTCAGCGCTGAGAAGGCTGTCAGCGGCGGCGGCGATGGCCTCGGGCGGCGGGCCATCCGGGGCGCGGGATTGGCGCTGAGGTTCCAATCGCGGGGAAGCGGCCTGCGCGTCGTCGTCAACCTCGGCAGACAGGCCAAGCGCGGCCTTGAGCGTGTAGCGCTGCAAGTAGGTGACCGCGCTGCCCACGGCCTGAAACCCGTTCTTGTTCCCCGACTGGTCAGCCGAACCGGAAAGGGTGGTTTCCTCAAAGTGGCCCAAAGAGTGCTGAACGATGCAGGTCACGCGAACGCCTCCTTGTCCCTGATCGGTGCGAAACCGATAGGACAGGCCATAGCGCGACAAGATCGGGTCGATAGCCTTGGCGATGCCTGCCAGCGTCTCGTGCCGGTAGTGAGTGCGGCCCTTGCTACTGGTGAAGTCAACGGTCGCGTCCTTGATGATCGGCGGGATCTCGGCGCGGGCTTCCGCCAAGGCGCGGGAAAAGGCGATCCGGGCGTTCTGCGCGTCCATGCGCTCCTTCATCGCCAACATGCGTTCCAGCTTGTCGAGATCGGCGTCGGGGTTCATAACGACCCGTTCGATCATGTTGACCATGGGATCGGCTGGAAGCGTGTCGCGCGTCTGTTGCGCGTCCACGACATTGCCGTGTGAGATTTCGACTGCGTTTGTCATGTCTGTCGGTTCCTTATTCGCTGGATGGCCAGCAGCTTGATTGCCTCTCTCAGATCGGGCGGAAGGTCTGCGGTCGGCGGGAGTTTCTTGCCAATCCTGGCCTCGATTGTTTCCCGTGCGGTGGGCTGCCGAATGACGGCGGCGTGGGGATCGGCGGCAATGGCGCGCAGTTTGTCGGCGGCGGTCATATCTGCCCCCGTGCTTTGGCAATGGCCATCGCGGCCTTCTGGTTTGTCGCTTCTTCGGAAAACCCCATAAGCGGACGCAGGCGGTCAGAAATATCCGGGCGCGACCAAAGTAAATCCCGGATTTCCTCTAGGGCTTCGAGAAGATCCGGCGCGGCCGCGATCAATCGAGCATTGGCATCTCGGTTTCCTGACGTGTGCCAGTTTCTGCCTTCGATATCGCTTTGATCCAGAGATTCCGCATAGGCGATTGTCCCACTGACAGATCCGCTGAATGTGTCGGTCGTCCCACGGGCCAAGATCGAACTTCCCGCAGCAAACCACGGCCCCGGTGTATGTGTTTTTTCGTTCATCACACCGGCCCCCAGATCAGCCACGCAGCCACGGCAATGCACATCACCAGCGCGCCACCAAGGCACCACGCAGCCACGGCCATGGAGCGGTCATCGTCGCCCTCGTGGGCGTTCTCGTCTGTCCAGCGGGTCATTGATCGTCCTCCAGTTCGTCGAGCCATTCATCGACGTAGCAATCGTCCCGCATGTTGATCAGCATCCCGCGCGTCACCTTTTCAGCGTCGCGTTCGGACATCGGGCCCATGACGTCCCCCATTGGTTCGTCAGTTCCGACGCGCTTGGCTTGGAGGTAAACAAGGCCGCTCATGCCGCGGCCTCCTCAAGCTGGTCGCGCAGCCATGCGACAACGTTCTCGGCTTGGGATTCGAACGCCTCAATCGCGTCGGTCGGGTCGATGCCCATGCCCCTGATGTGGCGGGTCACGTCATCGTCGGCATTGCGATAGGCGTCGATCAGGTCGCGCAGTTGTTCGTTGTGCGGTCCGATCAGCTTTGCCGCGATGGCGCAGCGCAGGCGGTGGGCTGTCTCGCGCTGTGCCGATCCGGGCCAGCGGGTGGCATCTCCGGGATGCGCGCGGTTGATGTAACGATCGATGCAGTCGGCAAAGTCGGTCGCATATTCCTGCGCGAGTTCGTCCAGTGTGGGTGTGTGGGTCAATGTCAGTCTCCCATCTGTGCCGCGCCGGGTGACGGATGCGGCGGTGATGGGGAGCAGAATGGGTGTGATAGATCACACAGTCAAGGGCGAATGTGAGAAACTTCACACTTTATCACGAAAGTAGATTTTGGCTATCCTAAGTTATGGATAGCATTAACCGATTGAGCGACTATCAGATTCTGGCTGGTATTTTGGCTATGTCCGGGGGTGACGCGGAAGGGCGGCCAGTGCCTGTGCAAGTTGTTCTTGCTCGACTTCGTCGTATTGCTCAAGAAGACGCAGAAGCGCAGGGGCCAAGGAAACACGAGCCCCAAGCCCCATTAGTTCGCACGGATCGCATGGCAGGGCGGCGGCAATCTTAAACACGGTCGACAGTTTCGGGCTCGCGGCTCGACCTTCCAGGATGTCCTTGATCGCCCGACGGTTTAGCCCAGCAGCCAAAGAAAGCGCGGCGGCGTTCCAGCCGTTTTCAGCCATCATTCGCTGAAGATTTCGGCGCAGATTTTCGTCTTCATCCATAGTTTACCTATTTATCGCAGCCCGAAGGCTGTTGCGAATGTGAAATATCCCCTTGCAATGTGTGATTTATCACACTAGCGTTGCCTTCATGATCACCGAAGCACAAAAACTCGCTGACGACATCGAGGCCACAGCGGCCCGCGTCGGAATGTCGCCAAGCACGGTAGGCGAACGCGCCGGACAAGGCGGGAAATTTTATACTCGTCTTCGGAGCGGGTGCCGCGTCTGGCCTGAGACAGCGGAGAAGGTGCGCGAACGGTTGCGCGCCATTGAAGCGCTGTCAGGTGGGGACGCTGCGTGATGACAAAACCGCGCCAAACCTCACAGTCAGACCATGGCACACCGCACGGCGCGCTGTCGTCCGGGGGATTGTCCGGGCTTTTGTCCGGTCGCCCCTGCGATCCCCGCGCCTTCCGCCGGGTCTATCCAGATCGTTGGGCATCGTTTCTGGCTGGCCATTTCCGCAACAGCATCGAGGTCGCGGCGTTTTTCGACGTGGACGAGAAGACTGCCCGCCAATGGCTCAACGGGGTCAACGCTCCGCAAGGCTGGGCCGCGTCCTATCTAATGGCGTCGATCCCCGGTGCCTGCGAATACTTGACGGAGGCGGCATGACCGCCCCCACCAAATCACACGGGCGAGGCTTCATGTGCCTCCTCCCAACCGATGCCGGGGCGGTTGCCCATGTGACCCCGGCGACTCTCCCTGCCTCGACGGTTTCACCTGTTCGCCGTCGTAAACTCCCCCGGTGCGCTCTCCTCCGCATCGGGGGCTTTTTTGCAAAGGGTCTGATGTGAAACATTCAATTAGCCCAAAAGAGGCCGCCAGACTTTTTAATTACGACCCTGTATCAGGGAAGTTGTTTTGGAAGGTTGCCACCGGGAAAAGAAGCTTTGGTGAAGCGGGGAACAAAGGAAAGCATGGAGTTCGCGTAAGAGTTTATGGGCGGCACTACATGGCGCATCGGATTGCGTTTGCAATTTTTTATGGGCGATGGCCTGTCGAGCTTATAGACCACATTAATGGCGATCCTTTAGACAATAGGATACAAAATCTGCGCGAAGCTAGCCATGCGCAAAACATGGCAAACAGGAAAAAGAAAAACGGCGCGCAATCACCTTTTCTTGGCGTTGAAAAGCACCACGACAAGTGGAGAGCTGCTTGCAGAAAAGATGGCAAATCGCATCGCAGCGGTGTGTTTTTGTGCCATGCAGAAGCAGCCCGAGAATATGATAAAATGGCAGTTGCGTTGCATGGAGCGTTTGCAAGGCCGAATTTTCCAGCACTTGTCGGGGAAACAAAATGAGCCCGCTTTTTGGCCAGCGCCTGTGCGTTGCCCTGAGAACGGAACACCCCCGGACCTATGCCCAAACAGGCACGGCATTTGCGAACGGGGTCAGTCAGGGGCGGGTGCTCTCACCGCCCGCCCCTGTTCACACAATCCACACATAGCAGGAGCGACACCATGGCCGGAGACGGAACAAGCCGCTGGAAGCATCGCCTTGGCGAGGACGAAACCCGCAATGAGAAAATCATACGGCTGCGCAATAGCGGCCTGACTTACGCCAAGATCGCGCAGGCGGTCGGCGTCAGCCGGGAAGCCGTTGCAGGCGTCATCTACCGCCACGCAGACAAACCAGCAGCAGCGCGCCTTTCATGAGCGCGACCGAATACCTGATCCGGCTTCCTTGGCCTGCGCCGGCGCTATGGCGAAACCGGCGGGTGCATTGGGGCGATCGGGCCAAAGCCGTGAAGAAGGCCCGCGCAGAGGCAAGGCTAATGGCTCAAAATTCTGGCCTTCGATCGCCAATCCCGGAAGCCGTGCTTGAGTTCCATTTTTCGCCGCCGCCGCAGTCTCGCCCTGATTTGCAGAACATGCCTGACACGGTCAAAGCCTACATCGACGGGATTGCCGATGCGATGGGCTGCGATGACCGAGGGTTTCAGCCGCGCTGGCCTGACCAGTTTTCCGACCGCGTTAAGGGCGGGGCGGTGCTTGTGCACGTTCGCCTGCCGACGCGGGAAGCGAAGGAGGCAGCAGAATGAGCATTCAGAAATACAGAGATTTCATCGCCCAAAAAGCATTGACCGTGTGCAAGAACGGAATGCGCCCCAAGCCAATCAATGACATGGCGAAGGGCCACCAGCTTGCAGCGCTGACATACGCGTTGGAAGTCGGAAAGAGCGCGGCATTTCTCGACACTGGGCTTGGCAAGTCTTTCATCGAATTGGAATGGGCGCGGCAAGTGTCGGAGGAAACCGGCAAACCCGTGCTCATACTAACACCTCTTGCAGTCGCGGGCCAGATGATCCGCGAGGGTCGCAAGTTTGGCATCGACGCGAGGCAGATTCGCGAACAGTCCGAAGTGGGCGATGGTGTCATGGTGGCGAACTATGAGCGGCTGCCCAAGATCGACCCGCAAGCGTTCGGCGGCGTTGTGCTGGATGAAAGCAGCATCTTGAAATCGTTTGCCGGCCGCACACGAAATCTCTTGATGGACGCATTCAAGGACGTGCATTTCAAGTTGGCCGCGACCGCCACGCCAAGCCCGAATGACCATATGGAACTTGGCAACCATGCCGAATTTCTTGGCGTGATGCGTCAACAGGAAATGCTTTCCAAGTGGTTCATCAACGACACGTCAACAGCATCGCAGGACTGGCGACTGAAAGGTCACGCGCAAGAGGACTTCTGGTCTTGGGTTGCGTCATGGTCTCGCTGCGCCACGCTTCCAAGCGACCTTGGCGGCGATGATGCGGGTTACATCCTGCCCGAGATTGATCGGCGCGTGCATCAGGTCGAGGCCGATCGCCAAGCCGATGCTGAACAGGACATGCTGTTTCGCATTCCTGAACTGAGCGCGACCAGCTTTCACAAGGAAAAGCGGCTGACCATGCAGGACCGTTGCGAGCGCGCGGCGGAACTGGCGAACCACGGCAAGCCCGTCACGGTCTGGTGCGAAACCAACGACGAAAGTGCGTTGCTCACTTCGATGATCGACGGAGCGGTTGAGGTTCGCGGCGACCAGAAGCCAGAGGAAAAAGAGGCCCGGCTCCTGGGGTTTGCGGATGGCGAGTATAGGGCCATCGTGACTAAGCCAAAGCTGGCAGGTTTCGGCGTTAATTGGCAGCACTGCGCCCATGCGGTTTTTGCCAGCATCAGCTTTTCATATGAGCAGCATTACCAAGCCGTCCGCCGGTCGCATCGCTTTGGGCAAACTGAGCGCGTCCGCAATGACATTGTGATTGCAGACACTGAGGCCGCTATCTGGCGAGCAATTCACGGCAAGGCCGAAAAGCACGAAGAAATGAAGCGTCGAATGAGTGAGGCAATGCGCCGTGCTCAGTCTCAAGCGGCGGTCAGGGTGAGATATGACCGACCGCTTGATCTGGCGTTTCCCAAGTGGATTAGGACAGAGGAATAAAGGCATGAAGGAACCAGAATATCAAGGAATCTCTTGGGCGCTACACAACAGCGACTGCATCGAGGGTATGTATGCCATGCCTGAAAGCAGCGTAGATTGTGCCATTTTTTCTCCACCGTTCGGGGATCTGTTTGTCTACAGCGACAGCGAGCGCGACCTTGGCAACGCTGGCGAAGGCGGCGCATTCATGGAGCAGTATGCGTTCTTTGCCGACGCGCTGACGCGGGTTCTTCGTCCTGGCCGCATCGCATGTGTTCACTGCACAGACCTTCCCATGCGCAAGGGCAAGCACGGGGCCATCGGGCTGCAAGACTTTTCAGGCGACCTTATCCGGGCGCATACGGCGGCGGGGCTGGTCTATCATGGCCGCGCGACGATCTGGAAAGACCCGGTAGTCGAAATGCAGCGCACCAAGGCAATCGGCTTGCTCTACAAGCAGATCCGCAAAGACAGCGCCATGAACCGCGTCGGGATGCCGGACTATATGCTGTTCTTTCGCAAGGACGCACCAAACGAGCGTCCGATCCAACACGCGGCACCGGAAACTGGAACCACATCAAAAATTACTGGATGGTCGTGCGGAGATTGTGATGGCGTCGTCAATGGCGAAAATATACCCGATGAAAACGACTGCTGCGGATTTGGTTGGGATCCGATTTATGAGCGCGTTCCTGTTGTTTCAAAAGAAGCTCTGCGCATCGCAAGGGAATGGCTTGACGACCTGACGCGCCAAGGGCTTTGCGCCGGATCTCCACCAGACGAAGTATTGACCGAACTCATCAAGGACGCAGAGTTTGACGTGATGGAATGGCAAAAGCTGGCATCGCCGGTCTGGATGGATATCCAGCAAGGCAACGTCCTGCGCAACTTCCGCAATGCCAAAGGTGCGAACGACGAAAAGCACGTTTGCCCGCTGCAGCTTGACGTTATTCGCAAGTGCCTGCGCCTCTATACGCGACCCGGTGATGTGGTCATGGACCCGTTCAACGGCATCGGGTCGACGGGCTATGAGGCGGTGAAGGCGCGTCGGAAGTATATCGGTTTCGAGTTGAAACCCGAGTATGCCGCGCAGGCCAACCTTAACCTGCAAGAGGCAGAACAGCACGGCTCTGACCTGTTTGCGGCGGAGTAGGGAATGAGCATCAAACTGATGGCGCAGATTTGGGAAAATGGGCCTTTGCGTCAGTCCGACAGGTTTGTCCTACTCGCGCTTGCGGACTACGCCAACGAGGGCGGCGAGTGCTGGCCAAGCATCGCCGGAATTTGCCGCAGAACGTGTCTATCGGAGCGAGGCGCCCAAGCGGTTCTTCGCCGACTTGAAGCTGACGGATGGCTGCAAATCGAGACCGGAGGCGGGCGCAAAAACTGCAACCTATACGTGATAAAAACCCCGCAGCAGATGCACCCCGCAGGAAATGCACCCCCGCAGATGGATGCAGAAACCCCGCAGATGGATGCAGAAAACCCCGCAGCAGATGCACCCGAACCGTTAAGAACCCCCATAGAACCGTCAAAGAGTAGGGAAACGCCTGCGGACGTTCTCTGCCAAGTCGTTAGGCCAGACACGGCGCGAGACTTCGCAGCCCATCGCAAGGCGATGAAAAAACCGCTGACCCATGAGGCCGCCAAGCGCCTCGTTTCCAAGCTGGCAAATCATCCTGACCCGGACGCCGTTTTTGATCTCAGCATCGAGAACGGATGGCAGGGCGTATTCCCCGAAAAGATTGGAGGCCCGAATGACAACCGCATTGGTTCGCCGCGACATCCCGACGCCGACTCCACAGCACGACAAATCGCTTTCGCCGCAAGAGCTGGCCGATCACCGTCAAGCGATTGCTTCTGAGGTGAAGGTGGTTCTGAGCGCCTATTTTCAGCCGCACGAGGCCGAGGAAATCCGCGCCGCTCAACTCGCATGGTGGTGCGACGAATTGCAGGAGTGGACCCGCGAGCAAGTTGTCTGGGCGCTGCGTAAATGGAACCGCGATGACCCGCGACGCCGCCCGACGCCTGGTGATATCACCGGGCTTCTCAAGCAAGCCAGAGGCCGGAAGGTCGCGGCGCAGATGCCGAAGGCCGAACCGGAACCGGAGCGCAAGCCGGTGGACCGCGAGACCGCCGCAGAGATTCTGCGCGCAGCTGGGTTTGATCCGCGCAAGATGCCGGAAGGGCGTCAGGCATGAGCCGGGCAATCCACCAAGTCGTCGCGCAAACGGCAAAGGACGCTGGCGTCACCGTCGAAGATATCCTCGGCCATTGCCGCAAGGCGGAAATTGTCCAGGCCCGTCACGCAGCAATGGCCAAAGCCTATCGCATGCGCCTCGGTGACAAGATGGCAATCGCCAAGGTCATGAACCGAGACCAGACCAGCGTTCACCATGCAATACAATCGGAGGCATCCGAAATGACAAAGACAGACGATACATTTGCGAAAGACGTTATCAAAGCTCTGAAATCCGGGCCGCTGTTTGCGTCGCAGGTTCGGGATATCGTCGCCCCGCATATGTCTGTGCATCACGTTGCTTGTCGCCTTCGCTGGCTTCGGAATGACAACATCATCGACAGCCAGTTGCAGGCGAAGTCAACGCTTTGGGGTTTGCCGGGCGCATTCGATAAAACGGACTACGCTTCCGATTTCGAAGACCGCGTCTTGGCTATTCTAAGCGATGGCCCGAAGTTCGCGCGCGAAATCGCAGACCAGATGCCGGGTGGAAGTCCCGGACACGTTGGGATGCGGATGCGCAAGCTGCGCGATGCTGGTTTGGTCGAGGGGGACATGTCCAAGCAGATGATGCGTTGGCGGTTGCCAAAAGCCCCACAGCCCCCCTCAGAGCGCCCCGCAACCCGCACTGTCTACGCAGACGCGACACATGCGGTCTACAGCAGCGCGACAACCCGGCAGATACCCATCACGCTCCCGATAGAGCCGTGGGCAGCGGAGGCCGCGCAATGAACCGCTATGAAGTGATCCTTGCCGTCCCGAGCATGGGCAAGGTCAAGCACGTCATCCGCGCCGCTGACGTGAAAGCCGCCTGCGAACGGGCCATGGCGGCTCACGATCAGGCGCGCGTCATTGCAACCAAAGACTTGGCGAGGGAGTGACCATGGCAAAACGGCGCCGCAAGATCCGCCAGACCAAGGGCGGCAAAATCACCCTTCCGGCTGATCTGCCCCCCAACGGCGACCATGGCCCCCGCACCGCCGCCGCAACAGCTGGAACGGTGCTGGAGCCTGTCGAGGGCAGCAACCCCAACAACTTCGCCCGCCGCCGCCGCGTCATGGTCATTGACACCATGCTCAAACGGGGAACGCTCACAATGCGGCAATGGCAAGCCGCCACAGAGCTGCAAGTCGCGTGGCTCAGTGTCGAGCGCCTATCAAGCGGATCGCCCCTGCAAGAGCGCGTCCAGTCCAGCCCGAAGCCCGATGCAGCGGTCGATATTCAAGTCGCGGCAACATCGCGGCACATCCGCGCCCGAAAGCCGCTCACGGCAGAGGAAGCCGAGATCGTTGACTGCATCTGCTACAGGAACCTGGAATCGGTGTTCTGCCGGGTGCCGATGGCTTTGCCAAAGTTCCGCGAGGCAATGGACAAGGTAGCCGATCGTCTTGGTTATTGAGGGGCAAAAACACTTGACCCGATCTCGAAAACATGGTTCCTGTATCTTATCGCAAGAGGCCTGACGGGAAACCGCCGGGCCTTTTCGCATTCCCGCCCGGAAAAAACCGGCGCGGGGTTTTGCTTTCCCAAACACCAGCAAGGAGCGCGCCCGAATGCGAGGCGCGGAATTGTGATATGGCGGCACGTCTCAACCCCAAGCAGGACGCAAGAAGCCGGGAGGCTATCAAGACCACACAGCTCGTTAAGCGGTTGCAATGCTTTGCTCTTGATGAGTTGGATGACGCGGGAAACGTTGTAGAACTGGACCCCAGCCGAATTCGAGCGATCGAGACGCTCTTAAAGAAAACGTTGCCCGATTTGTCCGCCACGACAATTTCCGGCGACCCCGACAATCCCATAAAGACAGAAGAGGTTGGCAGCGGATCAGCAAAGGTTCTTGCAGCCCTCGAAGCCATTGCAGAGCGTAGCGGAACGGCTGGCCAAGCTGACGCTGAGTGAGCGTAAGGCCGTCATATCGCGCCTCTCCGATGCGGAGGCCGAGGCCCTACTTCACGACTGGCGCGGCTTCCTCGCCCGGCCCGATCAAATCGCCCCCGATGGCGACTGGGACATCTGGCTTGCACTCGCAGGACGTGGATGGGGCAAAACAGAAACCGGCGCGCAATGGATCAGGGAGCAGGTCGAAGCAGGCGTCAAGTCAATCGCGCTCGTGGCCGAAACCCAGAAAGACCTAGAAGAAGTCATGGTGCGGCGGCTCGTCAGCATCTATCCGGATAATCCGCCAAAGGTGAGATACAAGCCCGTTAGGGTCGAGTGGCCGAACGGGGCCACAGCTTTAGGCTACAACGGGACAGAGCCAAACCAGCTTCGCGGCCCGGAATTCGAAATAGCTTGGGTCGATGAACTCGCGAAATACCGTTACGCCCGCGAAACCTGGGACATGCTGCAATTTTGTATGAGGGCTGGAACACATCCGCGCGTCTTGGTTACGACTACGCCAAGGCCGATCGATCTGATCAAGGCCATTGCCTCGAACATGGAAGGCAAGGTTCACGTCACGCGGGGCAGAACATCGGACAACCGGGCGAACCTCGCGCCGGGCTTTGTCGAGAAAATCACACAGCGATATGAAGGAACACGGCTAGGGCGTCAGGAACTCAACGCCGAAATTCTTGGCGACATTCCCGGCGCACTTTGGACGCAGGCCACGCTGGACACGTTCCGGGCTGTCAGGGCGCCTGATCTAGCCCGCGTTGTTGTGGCGATCGATCCGGCCGTCACGAGCGAAGAGGACAGCGACGAACACGGCATCATCGTGGCAGGCATTGCGGACGACGCGGAAGCCTATGTTGTCGAGGACGCATCGCTAAGAGGAACGCCGCTGGATTGGGCCAAGCAAGCGCTTGTCAAATACCGAATGCATCAGGCTGACGCCTTGGTGGTCGAAGTGAACAACGGCGGCGACATGATCGCCCATACCATCCGCAGCCTCGATCCGAACGCGAAGGTCAAAGAGGTTCGCGCCACACGAGGCAAGCACGTCAGGGCAGAGCCGATCGCCGCGCTTTATGAGCAAGGCCGGGTTCACCACGTGGGCAGCTTTCCGGAATTGGAATCGCAAATGACACAGATGACCAATGATGGGTATCAGGGGACAGGATCGCCTGACCGGCTTGACGCTGCCGTCTGGGCGCTGACTGACCTATTCCCGGATATGACCCAGCCCATTGCGGACGTGTCGCGCTTTGCCATCCCGCGTGGCCGCGCAGGCGGGTGGCTTGGTTCATGAAGATGACGCCGGACGACATTCTGCGCCAAGCCCGAAAGCGCATGGGCGAAGCAGTAGACGCAGACGAGCACAACCGCGAAGAGGCGCTGGACGACCTCGAACACCTTGCGGGCAAGCATTGGCCGGATGAAATCAAGCGGGAGCGTGAGACCGCAAACCGTCCGGTCATCACGATCAACCAGCTTCCGCAGTTCGCGCGGCAAGTCACGGGCGACATTCGGCGGCTAAACCCAGCCATCAAGATCACACCGGCAGACAACGAGGCGACCAAGGACGGGGCCGAAGTCCTGTCTGGCATCGTTCGTCATATCGAATACAGGTCGGATGCCTCGACGGTCTACGAGGGCGCGGCGGAAAGCGCGGCGCAGTGCGGCATGGGCGCGTTTCGCGTTCTGACGGAGTATGAAAGCCCGGTCAGTTTCAATCAGGAAATCAGGATCGAGCGCATCAACAACCCGTTTGCGGTCTATTGGGACCCATCGGCCCGAACGCCAACCCGCGAAGATGCGCGATATTGCTTTATCACGGATCGGATGACGATCGAGGATTTCGAGGCGCAATATCCCGGCAAAGCCCGCGCTGATGCTGACCACGACGAGTCGAACGACATCCTGCATCATTGGACCGAAGAGGGCGAAGTCGTCATTGCCGAATATTTCTGGAAAAAGACCCGGAAAAAGAAGATCGGCATGTTGGCGTCTGGCGTGGTGATTGAAAACCCCGTTGCAGCAAATGACCTTGTTGCCGTTCGCGAAGTTGACGACGATGTGATTTGCTGGGCCAAGATCAACGGCGCGGAAGTGCTTGAAGGCCCGGTTGAAATGCCATGGCGCCACATTCCGGTTGTCGCTGTCATTGGCGAGGAAATGAATGTCGGTGACCGGGTTGTGAGAACGTCCGTGATCCGGTTCGCGAAAGACCCGGCGCGGCTCTACAACTTTTGGACATCGGCAGGCGCCGAGGTTGGCGCTTTGCAGCCGAAAGCGCCTTACATGGTGACGGTCAATCAAGTGCGCGGGCTTGAAAGCATCTGGGCCACGGCAAACGACACGAACCGCGCCTATCTGCCTTATGTTCCGGACGAAAAGGCCCCGCCACCGCAGCGCATGCCGCCGCCTGTCGCCTCTTCCGCGATCTTTCAGGAGATTGCCAAGGCGGCTGACGACATGCGCGCCACGACCGGCATTTACGACGCGGCGCTTGGCGGTAGAAGCAACGAAACATCCGGCGTTGCGATCAGGCAGCGCCAGATGGAAAGCGATATCAGCACGTCGATTTATTCCGACAATCTTGCCAAGTCGATCGCCCATTGCGGGCGCATCCTCGTGGATATGATTCCGAAGGTTTACGACACAAACCGCTTTGTCCGCACGATCGGTGACGATGACCAAGAGAAGATGGTCGAAGTCAACGGAATGACATTCGATCCGCAGACGGGCGCGGTTCCGGTGAATCCTCTCAATATCGGGCGGTATGATGTGCGGGTTTCGGTTGGCCCGAATTATTCGACGCGCCGCCAGGAAACTCAGGAAGGCATGATGCAGTTTATTCAGGCATTCCCGGCGGCCGCGACCGTTGCGGGCGACCTGATTGCCAAGTCGATGGACTGGCCAGACGCCGACAAGCTGGCCGATCGGCTAAAGAAGATGCTCCCGCCGGGGATGATCGACCCCGAGGATATGACGCCAGAAGAGCAACAGGCGATGCAGCAGCAGCAGGCCATGCAGGCGCAGGCCATGCAGATGGAGCAGGCCAAGCAGCAAGCGGAAATCCGCAAGACGCTTGCAGGGGCCACAGAGGACGAAGCCGATGCCGTCAAGGCGCAGGCAGAGGCGGCAAAGACGCAGATGGAAATGGCCATGCAATCGGGCCAGATCGACGCGGCTTTCCAGCAGGCAGTTCAACAGGCTGTTCAACAGGCCCTTTTGCAAGTCTTGGGCCGCTAACCACAGGAACCCACAATGAGCGAAGATCAAGTCCTGCCCGACGAGGCGGGTGATGAAGTCGTGACCGAAGAAGCCGAAACCGAAGCCAAGACCGAGGCGACAGAAGCTGATGCCCCCGAGGGCGATCAGGCGGATGAAACCGAAGAACAGGCGGAAGGCGAGGCCGAAGAAGGCGCCGATGATGAATCGGCAGAGTCGAAATCCAAAGCCCGGCGGGAACGTCGCAAGGCAGAGCTGGCCCGATTGCGGGAGGCCGAGGCCGAAGCGCAGCGCAAGGCGGATGCGGCTCGAAAGGAAGTCGAGAGGCTACAGGCGGAAGCGGAAAAGCTGCCCCAACCGAAGCTGGAAAACTTCAAAGACTATGACGAGTATCAGGCCGCTTTAATGGCCTATCACAGCATCAAAGCGGTGGACGAGCGCGAACGCCAACGGCTCTTGCAAGAGGCAGAGTCAGACGCGAGGCGGGCCGATGAAGCGCGACAGATGCGGGACCGCGAGGCCGCCCAGCATTGGGAGGCCCAGATTGAAGACGGGCGCAGCAAATACGAGGACTTCGAGGCCATCGCCTTGAACCCGAATTTGCCTATTTCTCAGGAAATGGGGCGCGTCATTCTCCAATCGGATGTCGCCGCTGACGTAACTTACCATCTTGGCAAGAATCCCAGAATTGCGGAGCAAATCGCAGGGATGGAGCCGATGGACATGGCCCGAGCGATCGGGCGTCTTGAAGCAAATCTCACCGCACCGAAACCCAAAACAGTGTCGGAGGCTCCGGCCCCGATCAAGCCTGTCAAATCGAAGGCAACGGCTGTTCCCGACGTGTCGAAGATGACCAACGAGGAATACCGACGCTATCGGGAGACAGGCAAGCTCTCATGAGGCATTGAGCAATGGCAAACACCATCATCACCCCGAGCATGATCGCGAAAGAAGCGCTCATGCAACTCGAAAACAACTTGGTCATGTCGAACCAAGTCCACCGCGAATACAAGAAGGAATTCACGGGCGGGCAAGGTTCGAGCGTTTCGATCCGCAAGCCGGTGAAGTTCTACACCGCAGACGGCGCGACGCGCGTCAACCAAGACGTTGAAGAGAAAAGCACCTCGATTACCATCGACCAGCGCAAGCACGTGTCGTGGAACTTCTCCACGCAAGATCTCACGCTGTCGATCGAGGAATATTCCGAACGCTACATCAAGCCGGCAGCAATCACGCTGGCGCAGACGATGGACGCAGCCGGATATGGGCTCTACGCAAACGTTTGGAACTCGGTCGGCACTCCTGGCACGACCCCGGCGGACTTCGCGGCCCTTGGTTCGGCAGCGCAGCGTCTTGATGAAATGGCGGTCATGTCTGATCGGCGTTCGATGATGTTGTCTCCTGCGGCGCACTATGCCGTTGCGGGCAATCAGCTTACGCTGGATTCCATCGGCACGATGGGCAAGGCGGCTTACGAGCAGGCCAAGGTCGGCAACATCGCCAAGTTCGACACGTTCTCGGCGCAGAACGTCAAGAGCCATACTGTTGGCGTTGCGACGGGCACTCCGCTCGTCAACGGCGGGTCGCAGAACGTGACCTATGCCAACGCGACCGGCGCCAACTCGCAGACCCTTGTCACTGACGGCTGGACGAACTCCACGACCGGCATTCTCAAGGCTGGCGACGTGATCACCATCGCGGGCGTGTATGCCGTCAACCCGGTTCCGGGCGAAGGCACCACGGGCAAGACGGTGATGCCGTATCTGCAACAGTTCACGGTTCTCGAAGACGCGAATTCGGGCGCTTCGACTGGCCCGGCAACGCTGACGATTTCCCCGGCGATCATCACGTCTGGTCCGTATCAGACCGTTTCGGCGGCCCCTGCGGACAACGCGGCGATCACGGTTCTCGGCACGGGCGGGACTGCCTACCCGCAGAACCTGGGCTTCCATCGCAACGCCTTTGCGCTTGTGACCTGCCCGCTTGAAATGCCCGACGGTGCGGCGTTCAAGGCGCGGGAATCGCACAACGGCCTGTCGATCCGGGTGGTCAAGGATTACGACATCGGGGACGACCTCGATATCATCCGTATGGATGTGCTCTATGGGTGGAAGGCGATCTATCCCGATCTCGCCTGCCGTCTCTGGGGCTAATGACAATTGCCGGGGCTGTCATGGCCCCGGCGCTTCTTTCGGGGGCTGACGCATGACCAAGACAAGCAACATCATGGAGCGGGCATTGCGCAAGATCGGCGTTGTGTCGGAAACCGAAGTGATGACCGGCGATCAGTTCACACACGCGATCGAGACGCTGAATTCCATGATCCACGCTTGGGAACTTGAGGGCGTTGATCTGGACTGGACAGACCTCACCGGCAACGAGGATTTTCCTCTTGCAGCGAAATATCACGAAGGCGTTGTCTACCTCTTGGCGGACCGCCTTTCGCCCGATTACGAGATCCCGCGCAGCTTCGATGCCGATCGGTGGTTCCGGTCGATTCAAGCCGCAAACGTGGTCATTCCAACCGTGACGATGCCAAAGGCGTTGCAGATCATGCCATCGCAGAATCAATACGGGCTGTCTGACGATGCCTGAGATTGTCCGCTTTTTTGGTCAATCGGCTGAGTCGGGCGCTAACCGATGGGGCGAGACATCGCGCCTGATCAACTTGTATTCGCAGCCGTTGGGCAATCGGCGCATCCTGCGGACGGTTCTCGGGACAGAAGACTTTGCTGACCCTGACGCAATCTTCTGCCGGGAAATTTCTGAGGTCGAGGGGAGGCTATATCTTGCCCAGCAAACCGGCCTTTATTCCGTTGCAGGTGATGGGAGCGCAACGCTTCTAGGCAATATCGGCGGCGATGAAACCTGCACAATTTCAGGCAACAACGGGAAAATTGCTATCGTTAGCCGGGGCGACTATTACGTTTGGGACGGGTCGGTTTTGCAAACCCCCAGCGCGGGCGCGTTCAGCAATTTCGGATCGGTCGGATTCTTCAACCAATACACGATTCTGACGGAAAAAGACGGCCGACGGGTTCAATGGTCTGGCGTTGCGGACCCGTTGACGCTTGGCGGTTTGGACTTCGCAACCGCCGAGGGCGATGATGACAACATCATTCGCGGCATGGCCGTCGGTGGTGAATACTGGATTTTTGGGGAACGATCGATCGAGCGTTGGGGCGCAAGTTCTCTTGGCGGCATTGCCCCGATCCCCGGCGCCCGCCGTCAAATCGGGTTGCGGGCGTTCAAGTTGGCGGCATCCATCCCCGATGGCGTGTTTTTTGTCGGGACTGATAACGTGGCATATGTTGCGTCTGGCGGCACATTGCAGCCAGTCAGTAGCGCAGGCGTGAACTATTCTTTGGCAAATGAAAGCCCGATCCGGTGCCTGTATTATGAAGACGATGGGCACAAGTTTTGCTGCATTGTGTTCTCAGGGCGCCCGGCTTGGGTTTATGATTTTGCAACGCAGGAATGGCACGAACGGGCCAGCGGTAACGACTTGGGCCCGTGGGAGGCGCGGGCAGCGGCCAAGGCTTACGGGTCGTTTTTCATCGGCACGGACACGGGCGGCGTCAAGAAGCTGACGCGCACGAACAGGGACGGGACCGAGGAAATCATCCGCCGCGCGATTTCGACAACGCTCGTCAATGGTGGTCGGCGCTATCGGGTGCCGGAGGTTACGCTTACAGGTCGGGTCGGTTGGGCCGGTATCGACCCGGATCAATCAGGGACGCCGGTCTTGTCCGAAGGTGGCGAACCGATCGTTGATGGCGATGGCGCGGCAATTGAGTTGGCAGGAGATCAGGGTCAACAGGATGTCGAGTTAATCGGGCTGCGAGTGTCGAAGGACAACGGGCACACATGGTCAAATTACCGATATCGTTCAGTCGGATTCAACGGCGAATATGATCGCGTCGTTCGGTGGCGTGGCCTTGGCCAATTCCGGCAAATGACGCTGGAATTAACCATGAGCCGGGAAGTCGAATTTTCGGTTGATAGCGCAGTCGAGGTCAGGGTCGCATGAGCCAAGCGCGAGACGTTCAAGCGGCGGTTCAGTATTTCACCGTAAACGGGCAGCCGACACCGGAAGGCTTGGCTTACTTCGCCGAGTTGATCGCATACATCCGCGCTCTTGAAGCGCGCATTGAAGCATTGGAGGCGCCGTAATGGTAGCACCAGCAATCATCGCAGGGGGCCTTGGGCTTCTCGGCAGTCTGTTTTCATCGAATGCGGCCAACAGAGCCACGCGGGCGGGTGTTGACGCATCGCAACAGCAGATGGACCTGTATCGGGACATATACGGGCAGCAGAGTGAGTTCCTGTCGCCATATCGGCAGGCAGGCGAACAGGGCCTAGGGCAATATCAGAACGCGCTGGCCTTCGGCCCCTACAATCCCGGCGCTGGGTTCAATTACCAGCAGATGCAAGGCGGACAGCAGGCTCTTTCTCAGGCGATGAACCAGCTTGGAACGCCTTATGAGGAATCGCCGGGGTATCAGTTCCAGCTTGAACAGGGGCAACGCGCGATCGACAACTCGGCAGCGGGTCGGGGGATGACGTTCAGCGGCGCCACTCTGAGAGCGCAACAGGAGCTCGGGCAGGGCTTGGCCGCGCAGGACTATAACAACTATCAGAACCGCCAGATGGGGCTGATGGGGACGCTTCTCGGGCAAGGAGCCTATGGCCAGAACACGCTGATGGGCGCACAGGGCAATTACCTGAACCGGCTGCAAGGACTGGCCGCAATGGGGCAGAACGCGGCGACCGGGACCGGCGCGGCGGCGGCGCAGTTCGGGCAGATGGGCGGGCAGGCTCTGGGCAACCAAGGCATGGCGCAAATGTCCGGGGCGATCGCTCAGGGCAACGCAGTCAACTCTGGGATTTCCAATGCCTTGGCGGGCTATGGTTATTTGACGCAAAGTCCAGTCTGATGAGTGTTTCGCCTCTTCAAGTTGTGCGCGGCCTTGTCGATCGGGGCGTTCCGATGACTGCCGCTATTGGCTTTGCAGGGAACGGGATCGTTGAATCCCGACTAGATCCCGGCATCAACGAAATCGCGCCGCTTGTTCCCGGTTCGCGTGGTGGGTTTGGCCTGATGCAATGGACAGGGCCGCGCCGTCGCCAGTTTGAGGCATACGCACAACAGCGCGGGTCGGGGCTTGATGATCTAGACACGCAGCTAGACTTTCTTGTCCACGAATTGGGCACCACGGAAAGCAGGGCGCGAGACGCCATCTATGGGGCGCAGACAGCAGAGGAAGCTGCCCGCCTTGTTAGCCAAAGGTTCTTGCGCCCCGGCATTCCACATCTAGACCGTCGCCTCGAAGAAACGCGCAACGTGCTTGCGATGGTTGGCGACGGCGGGCTTGAACAATCGCAGGGCAGCGCGAGAGGCCCACAGCGGCCCGCACAGGCCGCGCAGGCGCCCATGCCGGTCAACGCGCTGGCTCTACCCCCGCAGCAGCAGCGAAACGCCATTGCGCCCCCGCAATTCCAGCAACTGCGTATGCTTGCGCCGTTTACGTTCGGATAAGGAAAAGCCATGCGACTTGACACAAGCGTCATTCTAGGCGGTCAGACGGTCAATGGCGTGAATGCGCTTGCTCAAGGGCAGTTGGCAGGCGCGGCGCAACAGCAGCGGATGCGGGATGGCGAATATCGTAACGCGCTTGCTCAGTTCGGCGCGGGCGCGGCTCAGGGGGATCAGAACGCCATCGGGCAGTTGGCGCGATTCGAGCAGTTCGGGCCACAGCATGGCGCGGCGATCCGGCAAGGCGATCAGCAGCTAGAGCAAAGCGAACAGCGGTTGCAGATCGCGCGGCAGGAAGCAGCCATGCGGGCGCGTGAGTTCGCCGCCCAAATGAGCGCGGCGGAGCGGCAGCAAATGGCGGCAGATGCCGAGCGAGTAGCCGGTCAAATCATGATGGCATCGCCTGAGCAATACCCGGCAATCCTGCAACAGAACGGGATCGACCCGGCGGCATATCCGATCGAGGCGCGCGATCAGCTTATCATTGAACTGATGGGAACGACCGAGGGGCTTGGGCTGATCTCGACCGGGCTGGATGTGCAGCAGCAGCGGGCGGAGGCAAATGCGCCGGCGCCATATGGTGCAATCGTCTCCGGCGAAGATGCAGAGCGCTACGGCCTTGACCCGAACCAAGCCTACAACTTGACCCAAGACAATGGTGTTACAAGGGCGGAAGTCATCGGCGGCAACGGTCAGACGATTAACATCGGAGTTCCAGGCGAAGGCGTGGACGGCGGTATGTCGCAGCCTTTGAGCACGATGCCGACTGACACGGATTTTGCGGGCGCCACGGGCGGACAAGGCTTCATGGCGCAGTTCGCCAATACGATCAGTGATGCTGTCGGCCTTGGTTTGGTAGACCCGAACAATGAGCGCGCGACCCAAGCGCTGCAAAACCTCTCCACAAATACGATGATCGTCTTGGCTGACGGTGTTGCGGGCCGGCCGTCTAACTTCCTTCTCGAACAGTTCCAAAGGCTGACGGTTCAGCCGAACAGTATTTGGGCGGGCGAGGGCAGGACGCGCGAACGGCTCAACCAAACGCGCGACCTGATCACAAGCGCAATCCGCATGAACGAGGACGCCTTGCGCACGGCATCAAGCGATTCAATGCGCGCACAGGCCCGGCAGAACATAAACCGGCTTGCCTCTCTGCAGGCCGATTATGATGTCGTGATCGAAAGTTTCGGGCGGCGGGAAAATGAAGGGTCACAGGATGTCGATCTTGAAGAACGTCTGCGAGCCTACGAATGACCGAAGAACTTGACCGTCTAACGGCTGCATTTCGTGCGGCTGATCAAAAGGCGCAGCAAGGGGACGAACAGGCGCGCGCTGATGCTGCGTTGTTCGCGCGGGAAATCCGCAGGCTGCAACAGGCTGACAGCCAAGGCGGACTGACGGGTGCAATGAACACAGTGAACGAGGGCATCGCGCGGGGCCTTGGCGCCCCTGTTGACCTTGTTTCCGGTGGATTGCGTCGACTTGGATTTGATACCGGCGATGCCCCGGTTGGCGGGGCTGAAAGTATCCGGTCCGCTATGCGCGTTGTCGGTGCGCAGCCGATCGACCGTGAACCAGAAAACATGCGGGAATCGTTGCTGATGGGCGCGGGCGAGGCAGCAGGCGCGCTTCTTCCTGTTGGGCTTACCGCACGGGCTGCGCAGGGCGCCGGCGGCGTAACTGGCGCCGTTGCAACTGACGTGATGTCTCCCTTTGTCAACACCCCGGCGCGAGCCATGGCCGCAGAGGCCGCCGCGGGCGCGGGCGCAAGAGCGGGCGAGCGGATTGTCAACGATGCCGCCGGTGACGAGCGTTTTGGGGCGCTTGGGGCATTGGCGGGTGGCCTTGTCGCGGGCGCAGGCCCCGCCGCATTGACCCGTGCAGCGGGCGCAACGGCGCGGGCGCTTCCTGTGACCGGCGCGGCGATCCGCGGCGTCAACGCAGCCGTTGCCCCCTTTACTCAGGCGGGTGCAGCCGCAAGGGCACAGGATCGGGTTCGCAATCTTTTGGCAGACCCCGAAGAGGCGGCAAGGATCCTTTCGGAGCGACCGATTTCTGACGTGACACCGGCTCAACAGCTAAACGACCCGAACGCATTGGCCTTGGAGCGATCTGCGGCGAACGCAGACCCGAGGCTTCGCGATGATCTGGCCGAACGCGCGAACGCGGCCTCGACGGACCTTGAGGGCGAATTTGCGGCACCGGCACAAGGCGCGACCAGCGACGAGTTCAGGGCTTTCGCAGAACGTCGGCGCGAGACGTTCCGCCAGAGCCTTGCGGCCCGTGTCGATCAAGCCCGAGAAAGGGCGCAGGAGCGAATTCAGCGCCTCGATCCGGCCCGGCGTGAAAGCGAAAACTCCCTTATTGTGCGGGCGGAAATCGAAAGCGCATTCGAGGCGGCCAAAGCGCAAGAACAAGCGTTGTGGGCGCGTGTCCCGCAGGATGCGAGGGTTGAAACCCGCACCGCAAGAGATGCATTCCAGAATATTTCGCGAGAAACGGGCGCGGCGCAACGTTCTGACATCCCGCGCGAAGCATCTGCATTGCTTGGCGATGGTCAATTCGGTGAGGTCGAGACAGTTCGCGAAATGTATTCGCTATACAGCCGAATGCGGCAAGTGGCCCGTGAAGCGTCAAGCGGCACGGCCCCGAACCGCAACCGTGAACGCATCGCCAACCAGATCGCAGACGCGATTTTGCAGGATCTCGGCGCCGTCGATGGCTTGACAGCAGCGGGTCGCGCAATCAATGACGCGCGGTCCTACACCCGCGAAATGAAAGAGATCTTCGATCAGGGCGCTGTCGGGTTCATTCGGTCGCAGCGCAGATCGGGCAGCGATGCAGTTCCCCCGGAGGCTTCCCTTGCGCGGACGGTCGGCCCTGGCGGGGCAGCGGCATCGGTCGCTTCCCGGCAAATCCAGCAAGCAGCGGGACCGGCGGCACAAGACCCGATTGAGGATTTTTTGCGCAATCGCTTGATGGATCGCGCCGACCGCAACGGGTTTCGTCCAGAATCCGCTGATGCATTTGTTCGCGCCAACCGCGAAACCTTGATGGATTTTCCCGAATTGATGGGGGATATCGGCGGCGCGCAGCAGGCGTCACGTGAACTTTCCCGCGTTGATGAACGTGTTTCGCGCCTCGTGACAGCCTTGGACAACCCGCGTGAAAATGTTACCGCTGCGTTTCTGGCGGCCAACTCGGGAGACGAGATTGCGCAGGCGATATTTAGGACGCGCAACCCCGCTGCGGCGGCGGAAGCCCTACGGCGCCAAGCTGCGCGCGATCGGTCGGGGCAAGCTCTTAACGGCCTTAAAAGCGCTTTTCTTGATCACTTGATGGCGCAGGCCCGTTCGTCGTTCGACACTACGGGCCAACGGCAGGTTGCAGGCAACACACTCTTTGGCAACCTGCAAGATTCACGGGTCAGGTCTGCGATGTCGCGCATCTTTGAGCCGGAAGAAATGCGGCGGCTCGACTCCATTGCTCGTGAGTTCCAAGGCATCGAAGGCGCGCGGCGTTCGGAAGCGTTCCCCGCCGTGATGGAGGACACGCCCAATTCAGTCATCAGCCTTTTGGCCCGCACCATCGCGGCCCGGCAAGGCGCCAAAGCCGGGCAAGGCACTTCCGGCGCATCTCTCCTGACCGCTAATTTCGCATCACGGAGAATGCAGGAAATCCTGTATCGGCTGACCAACGATCAAGCCGAAAAGATGATCATGGACGCTGTTCAGGATCGCGAGCTTTTCCTTTCTTTGATCAACCGTTCTGCGGCCCCCGCGGCAGTTTCTCGACGTGAAAATCGTTTGCGCGAGTGGCTTATCGCGAATGCGGGGCTGTCTGCGTCGGATTTTGCAAACGACGATCAAGAATAAGCTCAACCCCGCAAGAGCGGACCCCAAAAACACCGAATGAATGATGACCCAACTGAAAGGCGGGGCCAATGGCTGACGGCATTTTGCTGGATAACGATGTCATCTTTGACAACGACAACGCGGCGCTCGCCGATGGATCGGTGACGATCTACGAGACCGGCACGACCACGCTTGTTACGCTCTATTCGGACGCGGCGGGGACAACGCCGACAACCAACCCGATCGAGTTGGACGGATCGGGGCGGGCGCCGAAGGTTTTCGTTACCACGTCCACAACGCTGGATGCCGTCATCCGCGACAAAAACGGCGCTCTGGTGCGGACGAATCCAACACTGCCCCGCGTCGGGCAGTCCGCAAGCTCGGCGGCGAGTGTTTCGATCGACCCGATTATTGGCGTCAATGACCCGGCGACCTGGCCCTCGGCGGCATGGACAGGCGGCGACCCGCAGTTGGGAACACCGGCCGCAGATGTGCAAACTGGCCTTGAAGCACTGGCGGGAAGGATCACCCCGTTTTCCGCATTTATGGAATTTGAGGTTCTTCGCGCCACAACGCCAACAGCGGCAAGAACGGTTTTGGAGCTTGGAACGTTTGCCGTTCTGGACGAAGCCGACAGGACATTGAGTCAATCGGTTTGGAACACTGGCACAAGCACGACCGAGGGCCTGATTTCGCCTGCGAAGATGGAAGCCAAATTGGCTGACTACACGTCTGCAATTGAAACGGCGTCTTCGGGGCAGTTGAGCATTGCCGCCGATGCGTCTCTCACTTGGACGCACGGGATAACCGCTCCTGTCAAGGTTCTTTCGTTTGAACTTGTCTGCATAACCGCTGACGGAATTTTCTCTCCTGCCGATCGTGTTCCTATTAACCCGGCGTCAAATCACACAGATGCAACGGCGGCGACGAACGGAATTGTCGCGCTGAATAATTCAGACGGAACAATCGACGTTTATTGCGGCGCTGCAATCCAAATTATTGCCCCTGGGGGGGCAGGCGCGCCGACACGGCTGACAATCGACTTCGCCAAGTGGGAACTCGTTATCCACGCAATGACATTCTAGGGGGTTCGCATGGCCGAATTCACGACTAAGCCCGTCAATGAACTTGGCGAGGCTTCCTCCCTTGCGGCTACCGATCGCGTTATCATCGGGCAAGGCGCAAATGCCAAGCGGGCAAGCTCGTCTGTTCTTACGGCATACATGGCGGATGATCTGGGCGCGGAAATGTCCAGCCAGATCAAGCCCGCTCGAACGTTCGACAGTCGGGCGGACTTTATTACGTTTCGCGGCGGGTCGAAGTGGGGCCAAGATCCGGAAGGCACCGTTTATCGAATTGATGGTGACGATTATGTGAAGGCGACAGGCTCCACATTCATTCCCGATATCGCGGACGTTTCCCCGAGTGGCGATATCACGTCGTTCCGCACTTTTGGCGCCTTGGGTAACGCGGTCATTTCCGCAGATCGCACCACGGCCACCGGCACCGACGACACGGCGGCAATTCAGGCGGCGTTCACATGGCAGCAAGCCAAGCGCGGCCGGAAACTTCTTGGCAAAGCGGGCGCGGTCTATCTAGTCACCGGCACGATCACGACCAGCGGCGAAGACATCAACGTCGATTTCCGAGGCGCGACGATCTTCAAGAACAGCAGCGGGACACTGTTTTCTTTCCCGCCCGCAACGATCAACTATTACGATCTGAGCGCAAACTATACCAAGGGCGCGCTGACAATCCCGGTCAATACGACGACGACCGCTCTTGATGTGGGCCAGCCACTTGTCGTTCTGTCCGATGCCGTGGCGCCCTACAACCGGGACAGCGAAGACAACGCAAGCCAGTTCCGCGTTGCCGAATGGGCGTTTGCCGCGACGGGCACAACGGCCACAAGCATTGCCCTCAAGGCGCCTCTTTCGCGGGTCAAAGGTATCAGCGAGACGAACAACGATGAAGGGGTCGTAACGGCGGGTGCTTTTACGACCGGGCGCAGCTATACGATCCTGACTGTTGGATCGACGGATTTTACAGCCATCGGCGCGGCTTCCAATACGGTCGGCGTGACATTCACTGCGACGGGCGCAGGCACAGGGACAGGCACAGCCACTTCGGACGAAGCGCGGATTGATGCCTTCACCACGGCGCAGAATGCGCGGATCGCCGTTCCCGATATCAAACTGCTCAACGTTCGGAACGCCCGGATCATGTATGCTGAGGGGCACGGGCAGGGGTCGGGGTCGATCTGGCAGGGCACGGCGTTCAGCGTGTTTGGCTATACGGGCGAGTTCGCCAACATCGACCAGCAACGCGGCTATGATGGCTGCATCCAGTTGAACGGCACCGTCAATATGAAGGTGACGAACTGCACCGCCCGCCATCTGGAAAACAACACGGGCGACAACCAGTTTGGCTACGGCGTCGAAGACAAGGGCTATGGCACGGTTATCGACAATTGCCGGTGGGATTTCTGCCGTCACGGTTACACGACCGGATCGGCATCGCTCACGGCTGGCGAGGAAGGCAATTCGGTCATTGCTGCGGCTGGCCCCTACGGCTGCACCATCCGCGATTGCGTCGGCACGAACACCGGGGCGCAGGCCGCATTCGACACGCATCACGGATGCGAGAACATCACGTTCATCAACTGCAAGTCCGACAGGACCGAGGAAGCAGGCTTCGCCATTCGCGGGATCAACATTCGCCTGATTTCTCCGGTTGTGCGCAATTCCAGCGGTCGCGGCATGTTCCTATTCACCGACGACAACAACACGGGCGGGGCGGATGACCGTTCACTGGCAGGCAAGACGCAGGACGACAATACGTCCGTCACGGTCATTGATGCGGATATCGAAAGCATCGGCGTTCCAATTCATGTAAAGTGGGCGCGGGCCTATATCAGCGGATACACGAGGACGCGGACGGCAGGTCACAAGCTGTTCGACATTCAAGGCGTGATCGTTTTCGACGGCATCGCGCAACATGAACACACGCTCAAGGATGGAGCTTGGACGGCCAACGCGCAGAACGCGGAGGGCGTCATCAACTTGATCGATCCGGGGAACCACCCGTCTGATCTGGTTTGGCCTACGTCGCGGATCACGGTTCGCCGTGGGAGCGATATTGTCTGCGAATGCGGCGATGCGACCAGCACAGGCACCTTTGGCGTGAACATGCCAACCACGGACTGCCAGATCGTCAACCGCGGCCGGGTGAAGATCACGCTCCCAAGTGACGGCAAGCTGTTTTCGGCAAGCGGCAACGCGACGACTTCCGACGTTGGTGTTTTCGAGATTGAGCTTGATGCGTCTCTTGATGATGCGAACGATCACAACCTGACCGATCGAAGGGCGGCGGTCTTTTCGACAGATGGTCGGGTTCGACATGGCGGTTTTTCTGTCTTGGAGTTCTCGACCCGCGCCGCCGCGATTGCCGCGCTGTCCAAGATGTATGTGGGTCAGCACTTCAAGATTGGCGATCTGGAGTTCCAGAAGATCGCATCATCCTCGGCTATCTCGGACATGTCGAACGTCATCCCGGCGGGGGATATCTCCGTCAAGCATTTCGGCGCGACCGGCGATGGATCAACGGACGACACGGCGGCGTTGCAGGCAGCGATTGACTATCTGCCCACGACTGGCGGAGAGATCGACGTTCCCGACGGCACCTATATGACTTCGGGGATCACGCTTTCGGGCACGTCTAATGACAAGTCGAACGTCGTCTGGCGTATGTCGGCAGGCGCAACGATCAAGAAGATCGCCCATGCTGACCTTACCAGCGGATGGGAGAACAACGTCATCGAGGCCACACACGGTCACGGTCACAAGGTCATCGGCGGGAAAGTTGAGGGGAATTGGTCGCGGGGCGGCGTCCCGCCCATCAATGTTGGCCAACATGTTCTTGGCGGGACTTTCGGTTCGGAAGGCACATTGATCAGCGTGGCTGAGGATGGGACCGGCGGAACGAGAGACGAAACAGACGACACTTACGAAGTGACGGCAACCGGCGCCGGGCAAACATCTGACGCCACCAATATCAGCAATGACGTTGCTGCCGGTTATGTGGTCTTGGTTCGCGATAAATCGTCCGGAACAGGACTGTATGATTACGAAACCCAAACCGGCTATTTCAACGACTACGAAAAAGATCAGAGTTTTCGATATCTTCACGGCATTTATATGAATGGAACTGTTGAGGCGATGGAAAACTGCGAAGTCGTCGGAACAGAGGTTGTTGATTGCGTTTATGGCGGTGTAGTTTTGGGGTCTGGTCCTCTTTTTGCAGTAGGGGAATACTTCGGAACAAAAAACGCTTTGGTGAAAGAAACCTACGTTCACGACAATTTCGCGGCAAATATTGGCGGCGGAAACGCGGTCAATTCAAAAATCTTGGACAATAGGATCGGAGCCACCACATCGTCAGGGATCAAGCGTGATACAGGATGTGATTATTCTGTAATCATGGGGAACGTGATCGACGGAGAAGATATTGCCGTCGCCAATGCTGGCGTTTGGGTTTTTTCATCTGCCGATTGCGTGGTTGTTGGAAACAATATTGAACGATGTAACGGTGGTGTAATCGCCCAAGGTGGCGGAACAAATGTAACTGTTTCGGGCAATACGTTGCGCGATTGCAAGGTGGGAGTGTCTGTTGATGCAGATCGTTGCGCGATTGTTGGCAATCGGATTTATAACACCACACAAGAAGGGGTAAAGCTAGTTGGCGGCCAGAGCCATCTAGTTGTCGGGAATGCTTTTGATAATCTCGGGGGCGACGGGGTTACAAACGCAACGACAAATTCGCTAGTTATGGGTAACTCTGGGGCGAATGATACCCATGGGATTTACTTTAATTTAAACGAAATACTTTCCTACTCGACTTCTGGTAGCCTGTTCTTGGTCGAGGATAACGTGCGTGTTGTTGACCAAGCGGGAGCTGTAAATTGGCTAGAATTAAGGGGCGGGGCTAATGGCGTCGGTATCGCTCCATCTATAAGAGCTGACGGCACAAGCGCCGATATCGACTTGCGATTCCTTCCGAAAGGAACGGGGCAAGCGCGGTTCTTTTCTCCTATCACATTTTCGCCCCCGGCATCGGCAAGCCCGTCAACCAATGGAGAGGCCACGTTCGAACTGACCAGCAACACCGAAATCAAGATCAAGGTCAAAGGCTCAGACGGCGTTGTTCGGGAAGCGTCCCTGACCCTTTCGTAAGGAGTTTCTTTGATGCAGATCACGACACGCACCGCCCTCGAAGTCGCCCATCATGAGGGCGTGGTCCGCCAAGCCTACCGCGACAGCGTGGGCGTCTGGACATGGGGCTTCGGGCTGACGGACGCCTCGGGGCATTCGGTCGGGCGTTACAAGGACAACCCGGTCCCGATGGAGAAGTGCGTCGAGATCTGGCTCTGGGTCTTGGAGAAATACGCCAAGGACGTTCGGGACGCCTTTCGCGGTCACGATCTGACGGAAGCGCAGTTTGCGGCCGCGCTGTCGTTCCACTGGAACACGGGGTCGATCCACAAGGCAACGTGGGTGAAGCAATGGAAAGCGGGCGACACGGTTGCAGCCCGCGCCTCGATCATGAATTGGCGCAAGCCTGCCGAAATCATCCCGCGCCGGAAGGCAGAGCGCGATCTGTTTTTCTACGGCAAATGGTCGGGCAGCGGAAAGGTGACGGAATACACCCGCCTGCATCGCACCTACACGCCGGATTGGTCGAGCGCGGTGCGCGTGGATATCCGTGAACAGGTGGATAGCCTCTTGGGCAACAGGGCGCCCGTAGAGGCCCCACAGGCATCACCGGCCCCTTGGGTCGAGGAAAGGCCCATACCGGGCTTCTGGGCGCGTCTCTGGGCGCTTCTGACGGGGGGTAAGGCATGACCCTCGGCAACCCTCAAGAGCCGGGCGTCTGTTTCGTCGACTGCGGATTACCGGGTGACCAGTGCGCGTGTTTCAGAAGCCAAATGCAGGCGTTCTATTCCGATTTGTTGTCCCGGCAACAGCCGCTAGGGCCTGATTTTGAGCGCGTGCTCGAAGACAATCTCGACCTTCTTTATGAGGAATGACATGACCCCGATTTTCTTTGCATGGACGCGCTCATTTTGGGCCACCGTCGCGGGGCTTGGCCTCGTGTTGTTCGACGCGCCGCCCGAAGTGCTGCGATCCATCGGTGACACGCTGCATACGGTCTGGCCTGCCATGATCGGTTCCGGGGCCGGTGACTTCCTCGTGAAAGCGGCACCTGCCGCTCTATGGGCCTTCGCTTTGCAACAGCGCAGCGGGGCAGCGCGCCCCTACACGGTCGATCCGAAGGCGCTGAAATGACCGAAATCATCGGCGGCGCAATTGGCCTTCTGGTTCTCGGCCTTTTCGGCTGGATTGCCAAGGGCCGGATCGAATCCAAGGAACGCGAAAGGGTGAAAGATGAAGCACAACAGGACGCCGCGCGCCGCGTGGTCAAGGGCCGTGAGCAGATGCGCGATGGTCGGGGCGCTGATCCTGATGTCCGGGTGCGGGGCAACGATCCCCGCTGGTGATGCCGGGTGCGCCTCATATCGCGAGGCCCGGCTTGCCATGCCCGACGCGCCGCTCGGGACCGGGCCTTGGCCGGAATGGGTGGCTGACCTTGACGACCGGATGACCGGGACGTGTAGGGGGTAACGATGGATGATTTTCAATGGTTGATTGGAACCGGGCTAACTGCGCTGATCTTCTGCGCGGGCGTCGTGGGCGGGTTCTTCTGGCGCATCCTTGGCATGATCCGTCGGCTGGAAGATGAAATGGACAGGAACACGAAAGAGCTGCACCAGCGCGTCAACACTTTGCGCGATGACACCGTGAAAAAGACGGACGTGGAGCGGGAGTTTGCCATCCTTCGGCAGACCATGCTGGAAATGCGCGAAGATCAGAAAGCCACGGCGAAGGAAACGCGCGAGGTTCTGGCGTCGATTTCCGAACACCTTTTGCGAGTGCGAAACACGGGCTGACCTCCCGACCTCAACAACCTGAAAAGGAAAAAACATGGCTGCAATCGATTCAGTCCCGACCCGCACAACAACTGATCCAGTGAGTTGGGCCGAAGCTGTCACGCCAAGCGACAGCGAGGATCTGACCTATGTCACGCGCGCTCTCTGGGTCGGCACCGAGGGCAACCTGAGCGTTGTCCTGCCGAACGGCGCGACGATTGCGATGGCAAATGTGACGGTTGGCTGGCATCCGATCCGCGTGGCGCGGGTGCGATCGACCGGCACGACTGCATCCGATATCGTCGCGTGGTCCTGATATGCTAGGGTCTAGCGTTTCGCCGTTCGCGTTTGCGGTGCGGCGTCCGGGCGGGGGTGGTGCGCCTGCGGCCATCACCTTCGGCGCACTCACGCCAGTTGGCGAAGGCGATGCCGCCACATCCGAGGCAGACGGCACCTATGGGGAGTTCACCGTCTCGGGCGGTGTGATGACGCCCAATACTTCTCCGCTCACAGTTGGGGATGCCACGGTCGGCAGCACGACTGTTACGGTCGAGGCAGGCTATCGCACCTATGGCAAGCTGGCCGACATCACGTCCATTCTAGGTCTGTCCGCCGCGAACAAATCCGGTCTGACGGTCAAGGGCCGCCCCGGCTCCTATGCCACAGAAAATACCATATTCAACGGTGCTTTTGATGATCCAGTAGGGACAATCACCTTTGGCGCTATGGATGCAGATGACCGTCCACAGTGGAAGCGCATGGCGTTCTTCACAACAGGATCACCTTCCACGTCTATCGGTGACGTAATTATTGAAGATACCGAGTTTTACCTGCCCCTCGGCACAGAGGACAAGTTCACCGGCAACTTGACGACTGAGGGTGTTCAGGGATGTATTCAGGTTGAGGCCAACACAGTTGTTGCCAGCGATATTATCATCCGTCGATGCCTGATGCGGTCTGACGCTCCCATCGCTCGCCAGACGGGCCTGCGCCCTGCTGGAAGGTGCGAGGGTGTCTGGATCAAGGGCAATGCAGATGGCATTACGATCCAAGATAATGACACTCAGTATCTCTGCTCTGGTATCGTTGCGACTGGTGACAACCTAACGATTGAACGTAACACACACCGCTATTGTTGGGACGATCAAATCCGCTATGTATCCAGCGCAACCTATAGTCCGACTACTGTCACCGACAACGACAACGTAGCATATGACTTCATCGGGGATCACGGGCCCCACCCAGACGGGCGTCATTTCTTTGGCACGGGCGGGGGGTTCTCTGGCTTCACTATTCGTGGCATGGTGTTCTTTCCCGGCGCTGAGGGGATGGTTGCTCCCGCATGGCCGGTCAAGGCAACAGGTGGGTCAGCATACACACGCGATGCAGCCCTAACGGCAAGCAACTTCACACTTACGGAATCTGATGCAGATCGTTTCATTTTTGTAGATGCAAGGTCCACACCTCGGACGATCACCCTGTCAGACCCAACGGCGGCGGTGGGTGATGAAGAAATGCTCATTCAATCGTGGTCTACAAACGGGACATCACAAGTCACACCTCAAACAATCACAATCGACCGAAACGGGTTCACGCTCTACGACATAGACGAAGGGGCTAATTCGACAACCGATCCGACGCTGATCCAGCCTTGGGAAACGGTTCGTCTACGGCTGCAACAGTCGAATAGTCGATGGGTTATCGAGCGGGCTGGTCCGGACTATCAGGGTGTGTTTGCCAACGCTGTGACTAACGGTATGGATGACATCACGGTTGAAAATGCGATCATCTGGCAACCATCAACCAATGGCATTACGTTTTCTGGTGCGGCCTCAGATGTTGCCCTTGCCAAAAATTGCAGCCTCATGGCCGTGTGGCCCGGTGACATCAATGGCCTTGGTCGCCCGAATACTCGACCGCAAGGCTCAACAAATAGCGATGCCAGAATTGTCAGCGAAGGCACAAACGCTGTCGCAACGTTCAACATATCACCTGTCATCACCGGCGTCACGGACGATGGGAACATCGTTAAGGCAAACGTGGATCAACGGGTCTGGTCGGAGTTCTCCGCAGCCTTCACGGTTGATGATGTGGGGGTAGAGCAGGCATACCCGACAACTGTCCTTGAAGCTGTTGCGCTTGCCCGTCCAAAGTCAGGAGGGGGCGTGACTGAAAACCATGGGTCTGTCGCTTATGTCTCGTCAAACGATCCCTACAACTATGGTCAGATCGAAGGGGAGAGCATCGGACCTCGTGCGTCCTCAACTTGGGGTGCAGCCACAGGACCGGGGAACCCGAGCCTGCTTCATTCGCAGGTCATTACGGGCAAGGCGGCAAGCTACGCCACATCCAGCTTCACGCCATCAGGCGATTCTCTCGTCGTCTTTGTGCATCGTCGGTCGGATGCGGTCGAGACAGGCGGCACGGACCCAACGATCAATATTGGCGCAGGTGCGGTCACCGCGACGGTTTGGGAATACGCCAATCGTCATTGCGTCGAAGCCTATTTCATCGCCAGCCCCGGCACGTCTCCGGTGACGCTAACCCACACGCCGGGTCAGCAAGGCAACGGGGTCAGGATACAGGTCTACGAGGTC